CCTCAAGAACTGTATTCACATTTGTCATTCCTTGGAAGACAATGGTTTCATATGTTCCTGTAGCAATTTGAGTGATGATGTTCTCAGAGACTGTGACTGCCTCAATTGACGATTCCCTAGAATAGACCTTGACCTCAACTGAGCACTTACGGAGTGGTGATGAACCAAGTGTGAGAGTCTCAATTGATTGGATCAGATAGGTTGCTTGAGGAAAGGTGGTGTGTCCTTGGTTCCTTTGCCCATAGTTGATATTGGCATTGGTGACAGTCCCGCCTTCTAACATGGTCTTGATAGCGTGGTGGATACTCATGAGAGAACCACCTGTTGACATGAGAATACGATGACACGGTTCTTCATAGATTCATTCCGAATTGATGTAATTTCCATATCAATGGTTGAGACTCCGTCGGTTAGCCTTAAAAGGTTTCGAGATGAGAGGTCATTGAGGGCAGTTGTGAACCTAGTCTTAACCTCGTAGAATCGATCCTCTGCCACACCATCTGCGTAGTCTCCTTCAGCCCCACCAAGGTCATAGAGTGCCGCACGGAAGGTTGTAGAGGTTGCATTGGTGGTGATTTTATGCTTACCGTGTGAATCTGTTAAGGATCGTTCGTAAACAGTTGCCGACCATTTCATGGAACCACCACTAATCATGATAGCACCGACTTATTCTTGTGATTGTCAAGGATGAACTTGGCACTCAGAGGCACCTCTTGAAGTGAGATTGGAGATAGGTGTTCAGGGTTGTTGTAGAGACCGCCGACGAATGCAATGATTGCTTGGTCGAGATCAAGTGGGATGACCGATGAACCTGCAACATAGTTCACCACGATCTGTGTTCCCTCATAGAGTGAGGGATAGTCGAGGAAGTTGATGAAGGTTGCAGGTGGATCTGACTTGTCAAGGAACCAATCTGCGGTGGGCAGGGTTGTTAAAACATTCAATGAATTGTAATATTGAACCGAGGTAATACTAACGAATGGGAAGTCATTCAGCCTTGTACGCATCCAAAAGTTACTGTATTGAGTAACTGATTTGGTTTGAAGAGTGAGACCTGTGTAATTCTCAACGAGAGAAATAACAGCCTCACGAAGACGAAGCAATTCAGCATCGTCTGTAGTATGAGAGATCTTAAGTGCTAGTTTGATTTGCTGAAGGGTAGGCATTGGTGTGCTCCTATAGGTTTGAAAAGGAAGGGTGGAAGTTTCCGACCACCCCTCCCAAGAAAGAAGAAAGTTTTTAGATAGTCGTGAAGACGAACTTGCTGAGTTGTGGGATCTTCGCATCCATACGGCTTGTGGTGTAAAGGATGGTCTGACCGAATGCAGCGAGGCTGTATGGGTCAATCATCATTTCAAGCATAGGACGATCAAAGATTTCATAACCCTTGAAGTCGCCAAACACGATGGCAACATTGCCGTTGGTGGTCGTGGTCACAATGTCTGGATCGGTGTAGACAGGTCGTCCCATGAGGGTGCCTTGGAGACCAAGGTTGAGACCGCCTGTGTCTTCCGAGAGACGCCAGATGTACTGATTGCTTGCATCCTTGAGTTTACGGATTGCCTTGAGTGCAAGGTCCGAGGTCAAGTATGCAGCGTTTGCACGGTAAGGAGCAGCAAGAGCAAAGTAGAGGTCGATGATGTCATCGCCGTCCACAGTGGTCACAGCAGCACCACCGAGATCAGATCCAACCTGCGAAGAAGAGTTCAATGCAGCCTGAGTTGCAGTGAAGATACCTTGAGGCTGAGTCGAGTTGGTGCCGTTCATGAAGTAACTGTTTTGCTTGAGAGCCATTGACTCTCCAACTTTACGAGCGACATAGTCAAGACCGCTACCAGCCTGTGCATCAGCAAGGAACTCATTCGTGAGAATGGTCTTGGTTGCAAAGCGGTAAGGAGTGACCTGAACGGAGGTTCCAAAGGTTGGATCAGATGTAGTAACTTCCGCAGACTCCGCAAGGAAGTAAGTGGTAGGGAGTGCTGACTCGATTGGAATCTTGAGTGCACCCTCAACGCTATAGACGGTGGAGATGTTACGCATAATTGAAGTTGCGTTCATCTTTTCACGAATGAGAGTCGAGATGGGGTTTGGGATTTGAACTCCAGTTGGGGCAGCACCTGCGGGACCAACTGAGAGAACACGCTTGAAGTAACTTGCGTCACCTGTACGGAGTGCTTGGAAGAAATCATCACCATCAGCCTTTGGTGCTGAGTTGTTGACACGACGAGTGTCGAACTGTGGTTCTGCTTCGGATGCCTTGAAGGCAGCAGCCTTGTCAAGGGATCGAATCTGTGCGTCGATTCGGTCGAGGTCTGCTTCAATGCGTTCGACCTTATCCTTGCTGAGACCGACCGCATCACGGTCATAGTCATTTGCTGATGCACGGTTCTTGACTTCCCAAGAGTTGATTTCTTGGTGGAGAGCAGCAGTTGCCTGTGCTCGTTGTTCTACTAGTTCGTTACGATTTGCCATATGTTTACTTTGACTTTCTGAGAAGGTTGATTCTCGATTGATTAATGCTGACTTCTTGTTCGACAGTGAACAAGATATTGTCGCTGCGTAGTTCTGAATGCGTGTTCTTGTATGCAGGGTCTACTACAAGACTAATTTCAAATAGTTTTCCTGAGTGAATGGAGCGTGTCTTGCCGTCTCTCGACCATCGGATATCATCTGAGGTAAACCCAAATGACATAGATCCATCAAGTGTTCCTCGTTTAAGGAGGTCTTTGATGTCGTTGGCAAGAGTCGTGTCGGGTAATTCGGCTTCAAACCAAAGACCTGATGGATCATTGGTCAGTTTAAGTGAGCCGTTGTTTGTACGGGCTAATGGCATCTCGTTGTTATGTTGAAAGAACAACTTAATATCATCAAATCCCTTACCGTTAATAGGGAATGCACTTCGTTGAATAGTCTCTGTGAATTCTTTGCCATTCTCACGGATGAGACGAGAAGGATCTGCCCACTTGATTGCATACCCTGACAGTGTATTTCCCTCACGGGAGGCGGTTGAGTTGAAAGATCGAATTATCATTTGTTGGTCTCGTTGTTAAGTTTGTATTGATAGACTGCCAGTAAAAGATTTTTGTCTTTCGCCATACCTTCAATCAGATTACATCTACCACAGATAACACCCCGTAGAATAGATGTATCATGACAGTGGTCTTGGCACTTTCCTAGCAATGTTTTTTCACAACCAAACTTAACACCACAACATTGACAATGTGTTACTGAGAGATAATTCTCATAGTCCTGATCAGTTGCTCCGTAATTGCGTTTGTATTCGTAGAGTCTACGCTTAGTGTCTAAACGAAGAGCGTTTTGTTTACGGTAATTCTTTAGATACTCAGATCTATCTCTTTTCATTAGTTAAGATCCTTTGTATTGGTTCCGATGTTGGTTGACCCGCCCTGTTGACCCATGTTTAGTGCCACTACGAACTCGTCTAGACCATCCTCAAGAGGGTAATCCAAGAGTTCCCGTGCCTCGTTGCGAGAGATAACTCCGCTCTCTACGCCCGTGCGTAGGGCAGCAAAGGTCTCTGCAAGGGATGGTTTGACAATGAAATCAGTATCGAAGGATGGCTTTTCACCAATCTTGAACTCAATTTCAGACTTCCAAACTGCAATCCAATGGGATAGACAAGCATCAAGGTACATCCTTGATAGCCACTCCATCGATCCGTAGACAGACCCACCTGAGTTGGCAAGGTAAGACACAGGAACGCCGAAGATGCGTGATACATCCTCTACGCTGTGCTTACGACAAGATTCAAGTGAAGCACTATCATTGATGGATGCAATCTGTACGACTGACATCCCTTCTGACAGGACGATTGGTTTGCCACTGTTGGCGGCACCTGAGTGGTTCTTCAGGTAGTTGTTTTGAATGAGTTGACGAGCGTTGTCATTGAGGGTCTGAGGGTGAATAAACGCTAGTCGTGGGTTTCCACCGTTCTTCTGTGTTTCTAACTTACTGCTTTCTTGGTTGAGACCAAGTGTAACAGCAGTTCTGCATAGTTGAAGTGGTGAGGATCCCCAGTAGTTTGTTACGGGTGATGCCTTTAGGTGGAGAATGTTTTCAATACCAATCTCACCCAAGTCAGTCTTGTAGATGAGTTGACCTTCACGATTGATAAGTGAAACTGTGGTGTTTGGTAATTGGACGAGTTCATAGATTGAACCATTCTTTCGTCGATTTATCAAAGCAAAAGCATTGCCCCACATGAGGCAATCAGTTGTCATAGACCGCATGAAGTCATAGCCGTTAGTCCATTCGTTTGGTCGATTGAAGAGGGCGTTGAGACTATCATTGCTGAATAGTATGGGTGTTCTTGCGATGTCGTTAGAGATAAGAGTTACTGCACGAAACACTGGCGTATAGGCGAGTGCTGTAAGGGGCGTGATGAAAGGGACAGCGACACCACACTCTATGTAACCTGGGTGTGTTGCTGGTGTTCCATACACCCAGTTTCGTACTGTTGTAGTGATGTCAGAGATTTTCATTGTTGCTCCATTTGTTCTGCTTCGAGTTCATAGATTGATTGTGACTTGCCTCCGTAAGAGTGAATTGCGATGATAGATGCAATCAGAGGGTCGATGATACATTGGCTTCTTGATTTGACGGGTCGAACATTGCCGTGAATGTCTCTCTTTGCCACTGCTTCAGCACAGGCACGACGAAGGACAGGATCGTTGTTGAAGCAAATCTTCTTACCGTGCCATAGGTTTCCGAAGAGTTCACATCCAGGACTGAAGGTCTGTAGACCCATGCTGTACATTTGTAGAGGCACCCCTTTGTTTACTAGGTTCTCTGCAAGGTACTGAGATCCCCATTTGTCATAACCGATCTTCTGCACCTTGTACTTGGTACACGCCTCTTGGAGTGCCACCTCAATTTGGTGATAGTCAATCTGCCTTCCTTGTGATAGGTGAAGGTGACCTTCCTTTGCCCATGTGCGGACAGGTATTCGATAGTCAAGTTCTCGTTGAGCAAGTCCTTCTGATGGAAAGTAGTACGATCCCTTGAGGAAGATACGACCATCGGGTAGGGGAAATGCCAAGACAAACGCTGTCATGTCGTAGGTCTTTGAGAGATCGAGACCTCCGTAACATGGAAGATCTTTAATTTGTTCTTCTGTGATGGTGTCATCAATGAACGAATCAAAGTGTTCCATGTCCAACCATCCTCCTGTGTTCTCGTCGTAACGAGCAAGGTGGAATCTGTTGAACTCTGCTCGTCCCATTGGACTCTGCTTCATTGTGTTGTATGCTCTTCGCAAAGAGATAAGATCGGGCTGATTGATTGCCATTCCTGGGTTTGCCTTAACCCAAATCTCTTCATTACTAGCGTCATCCTCTTTATCTGCACCGTAAAGCATGGCGAAGATGGTGTCATCTATGATCTCTTTTGAGAGCACAGACTGACATTGTTTGACGATTTCACCATAGATGTTCTCAGGATTAGACCCAGGAGTTGAGATAATCAGTCCTGTAGACTGCTTTCTCTTAGCACCTGTGGTCAAGAGTTTGGTTAGAAACCTACCCTTGAACTCTGCTGATT